GGCGGTCTTGACGGGCAAGGCCGCTTCGCCGAGTTCCTGCATGCTCTGGTTCATCTCGTTCTGCGCGTCGCGCGAAGCGAGAAGGTCTTTGTTCGTCTCTTGGTACTGCCGCCCCGCGTCCGCGTAAAGCCCGGTAAGCGTCTCGGTGATGAGCTGCGAACGTTCCTGCTCGCTGCCGCACGCCGCGAGCGCGGCGTTGAACGCGTCTTCTTTGGTCTGACCATCGGCGACCGCCTGATTGAACGCTGCCTGAGCCGAAGAGTGGCCGGAAAGCGCCGCGCTCCACTGCTCGGCTGATGCCGTAGACCAGTTGAGAGCGTCGGCAAGACCGCCTGTGACGGTTCCCGTGTGCGCCGTCTCCTGCGCGGCTTCAGCGAGGTTTTCGAGCGGCAGCGCGTCGCCGAACGTAGCGTAGGCACCCGCCGCAATGTTCGTCCACTGCTTCAATTCCTGCTCGTTGGTGGTCAGTCGCGCGAGGTTCTGCGAAGCCTCGGTTGCCGTGTCGCTCTCTCCGAGTATTCGGTAGAACATGGCGTAGGTTGAAGAAGCCTGCTCGGCGGTTCCTCCGGCGCTCACCCACGCGGTTTCGAGCTGCCCGCTCTGCCGTATGGCTTCCTCTTGGCTCGCCGCAAGTCCGGTCAGCGCCGTTGCCGCGCCGACAACCCCGCCAGATATGGCGGTTCCAGCGCTCGAAACCTTGGAACCGGCGCTAGATATGCTGTCTGCGTTGCCCTCGATAGCCTGACCGAGCTTGCCAATGGCCGTCTTGGAGCCTTCGGCCTGCCGCGAGGTGTCCGCAAGCTCGGTGCCGTAGCTGTCAAGCTGGCGCTCGCACTGCACGATCGCGCGCTTCAGGCTGTCGTACTGCCGTTCTTCCTGAGCCGTGAGCTGCGCGCCGCTCTGCTTCTTGCTCTCCAACTGTGCGAGCGCCTGCTTGTAAGCGTCAAGCTTCTGCTTCGTCTCGCCGTAGGCAGAGTTGAGCGCCTTTACCTTCTGCTCTAGAAGCTCGGTGTTTCCGGGGTCGAACTTCAGCGCCTTGTTGATATCGCGCAAGTCGCTTTGGGTGCCGCGCGATGCCTTCTGAACCTTCTTCAGGGCGCTTTGAAGCTCGGTCGTGTCCCCACCGAACTTGATTACAAGACCCTTGTAGGAGACAGCCACAATATCACCCCTCTTCGGTTGTCAAAGTCCCATGAGTGCTTGAAGCAACGCGCCCTCGCGGGTGCGCTGCCGTCAAGAACTCACTTCATGTCATGACCAGAACGCGGCTTCTGCCTTGCGCGCCTTCTCGTCCTCGTCGTAGTGCGCCGCAGCGTCGGCATAGAACGCGTTGATCTCCAACAGGTCTTGCACCTGCCGGTAGCTCATCATCTGAAGGTCTGAAAGCGTCAGGCCGCATTGCTGGCAGTTGTAGATGTATCGCGCGTCGCACGCGTCTTGCAGGTTACTTGGAAGCGGCGGCGCTGGCCTTTTCGGTTTCCTCGGCTTCCACTGCATCTTGCGCGGCGCTTGGAAAAAAGTTATCCATCACAATACGCATCACGTCGGTAGCCCAACCGTCCTTGCGCTCCAAGTCGTAGCCATCGGCGGGGAAGGACGAAACCCACTCATCGAACTTCTCATCGAACTGAGGGTTTGCCGTCTTGATGCACGCGTAGAAGATTTCGAGAAGCGGCACGAGCGGTGGGAATCCGAACTTGTCCAAGTTCTCCAAGATCGCGCCGGTATCCTCGTTAATGTCTTTCGGTCGCATGGTGCCGTTGGGCTTCACGACATTGAAGCAGCGGGAAAAGGCAATCGGAGTGAATGCGTTGAAGGTCGCTTCGAACTCCTTTTCGCCAACCTTGATAAGCATTCGCAACCTCCTACGCGGCCGTGATCTTGTGCGCAAGCTCGATATCGACCGCATCAAAGAAGGTGTCGTAATCGGCAAGGCCGGTGAAGCTGTCATAGCCGCTCGTGCGAATGTCGGTGCTCGGGATGGTGACGGGTCGCCACGTGAACGGGTAATCGAGCTGCGTAATCTCCGGCGTATCCTGAATGGTGTTAAGCTCCTGCGTCGGCTTCGAGAGCTGGCACATGAGAAGGCAGCGGCGGCGACCGAGCACGTGCCCCGGCTGCTCGCACATGAAGGCGAACTTTTTAGGCGTTCGGTCTGCGCTCAGGATGGTTCGCCCGTCCTGCGCGATCTCGTAGCCCACGAGGTCTGCGATGAGCTGGCGAAGCTCGGCCGTCCCCTCGGTGTCGTAGAAGCTCATGGTGCCGCTTCCGCCGTTGTCCTGCTGCTTGTCAAGCCAAACCTCGTTGTCGGCGTAGCTAGAAGCCGTCTCAACGGTCGGCTCCATGCTGATAGCGACGGTGCCCGCGACGTGCACGGGGTCTTCGTAGGTAAGCGCGTCTTCGTCGGTGCAGATCGCGAAATGCGAGTTCTTCACGCCGAAGAATCCGTTTCGTGCCATTTGTTTTCTCCTAACTCTCGGCGACGTTCACAGTGAACGCCGCTTCGGTAAGCTCTTCTGAATCAATGTTCGTGATGCTCAACGTGAACGGGCACTCTGCGGCTTCGAGCGCATCGCGTATGCGTTTCTCGGTCGCGTAGTCGCGGTGCCGCGTGTAGAGCGCGATATCGTAGGGCATCCACGAAAGGTAGGTGCCGTTGTCCGCGTAGGCCGCTTCGTTGTAGCCCGCGACAAGGCAGATGAAGGGCGGTGCCGGTTCCTCACCGTCAGCGAAGCGCTGGTTAGCCCACGGGATGCCGAGCGAATCGAGAACGCCGCAGAGCGCCTTTAGCTCAATCATCGTCCGTCGCCCCCCATCTCCGCGAACTCTCGCGCCACTTGGTCTGCAACCTTCCTGATAACGCCGTCGCCGGGAACGGTGCCGTAATCCTCGCCAGTCTGGTTCGTGATCTGGTGGCCGTTCTCCAACAGGTGCGTTAGCTGGTATCGCCGGTTGTGCACGGTGCATTCGGTGCCCGTCTCATCGGTCTTAACGTCGGCCTTCCAGCCCTTCTTGTAAGCACCGGTGCGCACCTTGCTTTCTTGCTTCAACAGCTTCACGGCGCGCCTTCCGGCTTCGCCCGCGTTCTCAGCGAGCGCGGAAACGTTGTCTTCCACGCACTCTTTCATGCAGCTGCTTATGAACCGCTCGATGCTCTGCTCAGCCACGGTCGCCCACCACCTCAGCGAGCGTCAGGCGCACGAAGTCGGGGCTTGACCTGTCAACGCGCGCGACCGTGAGCAGCGCGCCGTCGAACTCGACTAGCCGCTCACCTTCGTATGCGCTCTTGCGAATCTGCAATACGGCTTCGGGGTGTACGCCAGCGGCAGCTGCGGCGTAATAGGCCGCGTCGCCCATAGAGAAGACGTTGCAGAACACCTTGCGCTTTGTTTCCTCCGTCTGCTGCACGCCGTATTCGTCCTTCTTGACGGTCTTAGCGATGAGCTGGCACGTGCCAGCCCACATACTCATTTCACGCCCCCGAACTCCGAGCTGCCGCGCATCATGGTTAGCAAATCGTCGAAGCTCTGAGTAAGGCGGTCGGCATCGGGGTTGTCCATGCCGAAGTTCGCCTTGCAGTAGACCTTCACCGCGAGCCGAACCGTGCTGTTCGAATCGTCGGCGGCTACGGTATCGGCAACGCCGCCCGCGCGCATCGCGGCGCGGGCGGCTTCGATGAGGTCTTCGATCTCAGCGTCAAAGTCGATGCAGTCGGCGGGAATCCTCAGCGCTTCGCGGCACGCGTCAAGCAGCTTCGGCTTCTCTGCCATCTGTCACCACCTCGTTACTTTGCGGTGGCGCCGATGGTGAGCTGGCCGAAAGACTTAGGCACGACAAGCCCGCCGTCGAAGAGCAGGTATCCGTCAAAGCAGCGCTTCTGCGTACCCGGCTCGACGTAGGGCGTAATGTCCACGCCGTCGAAGATGTTTCCACGGAACAGGTCGGGATAGCCCGCCTTGATGATACCGTCCGCCATCGAATCGTCGCGCTTGACGAGCTTGCCGAAGATATGCCCCTCAACGGCGGGGTCTTCGGTCTTCTCGTCCACGAAGTAAGAGCGCCCGTTGACATCCTCGACCATAGCAATGTGGTTCCAAATGGTGTTGCCGTTGGCGTAGATAATGCAGCCCTTCGGCGCAGGGTTGCCGTAGGTGTAGAGCAGGCCGAGAAGCTTGGTGATATCAGCCTTGGCAAGCGTGCCAGCGGTGGCGCAGTTAATCTTGTTGCCGGAATCCATGCCGAGCGTGCCGTCAACAGTCTTGGCGTGGACACGCGCGTTGGCGGCGACGGCAAGGCGCGCGCCAGTCTCGTTGACGATGTACTGCTCAAAGCCGTTGATAGATTGAACCGCCATCTTACGGCTCATCTTCACGGTCTTCTTGATCTCCTCGCCCGTAAGGGTGATGGTGTCGAACTCGTTCTGCTCCTCATCGGCGGGCGCGGCTCCCTCGTTGGTCTTCGCAGCGTCGCCAGCCGTGATGCTCTTATGGCGGATAAGCTCGAACTGATGCGGGAAGTTGTCCTTGTGGATATCTCCGTAGAGAACAGCCGTGTTGTCAATCAGCGTGAAAATCTGCGTCTGAAGCTCGACGGGGATAACCGCATCGGTGTTGCTGGTCAGATGCGTAAACGCCGTGCGCTGCTCGATAAGGTGGTTGTACGCGTCGCGCTCAACCTGCGTAAGCTCGGTGCCACCGATGAGCTGCACGCCGGAACGGCTGGCAATGTCCTTCACCCACGCGCGGCGGGCGGCGGCGTTGTAGTCGGTGGTGTCGCGCACCTGCGGAAGGGCACCGCGAGCGCTCGCGGAAGTCCCCAGCGGCACGGAATCGACACGGCGGGCGGTGCCGTTCTCGATAGCGGCGCGCGCGGCTGCAACGGTCGCGGTGTGGCTGTCGCGGCGCTGAGCGGCGGCGGCGTTGCGCTTCTCGATCTCGGCGGTAAGCGCGCTCATGCGCTCTGCGTCCTGCTCGGTCGGCTCGGTGTCGGTGCCGTCATCGGCCTTGTACTTATCGACAAGACCCTGAAGCTCGTTAAGCAGGTCATCCATGGTCATTTCGTCCATTGTTCTAAACCTTTCTGCTCTTGGCGATTGCCAGTGTCGCCCTCGCAACGGCAAGGGCACTCTTACGGCGCGCAAGCTCCTTGCGCGACTGCTCAATCGCTCCGTTGAGCAGGTTTCTTGCTGATATCTCGGTGTTCGGGTCAGCCGGAAGGCTGACGGCGGACACGTCGAAAACCTTTTTGACGCGCGTAATGGTCGTGGTATGCGTCTCGCGGTCGTATTCGTCTGCCGCTACCGTGAAAGCCCATGACATGCGCGTGATAAGACCGGCCTTTATCTCTTCGAAGAGATCGCGCGCGCCCTGAGAGCGCGACAGGTCGGCGGCGATGAAAAGCCCGTGCTCGTCCGGCTCCACAACGAGCGTCCCGTTGCTCATGCGGGCGTACACTCTGCCCGCATGGTCGAACTGAAGGATAACGTCGCTCATGTCCGCTTCGCGGAAGGCATCGGGGCTGATAACCTCGATGTATTTTGTGCCGTCGAAATCCTCGAACAGAACGTATGGGTCGTTGAAAGTAGAAGCGTAGCCCTCAACGTAGTATTCCGTGTCGAAACGCTTCTTGGTTGCGCCGTCAGCCGCCCGCACGTTGAGCGGCACGGCAAGGGAACGGTATTGCCGCTCACTCGGTTTCGCTGGCATCGTCTACCTCCTTCTTGTCGCCGTAGCCGCTGCTCGCGTCGATTGCGGCTATGTTCGCGTTCGTCTCTGCGGCTTGCGCCGCCTGTTCCGCCGTATGTTCGCTGATAAGTTCTAGGTCGATGTACTCGCCGCGTATCACGTGGCGCTCTCCGCCCTCGTAGTGTGGGGATTGGAAAACATCGGCTACCTGATTGCCGTTCCAGATACCACGGTCGAAAAGCGCGACGGAAACGTTAAGCTTCGTCGTGTTGCTGGCGAACTCTAGGCGGTTCGCGCTGAACATGATTGAGTTTCCGTGCGCGATCTCGTTTGCCGTGTACGTCATGGACGTGATGACGAAGCCGAGCTGAACAGCGAACGGCTCGATGCGTCCTTCGTAGTAGCTGTTGAAGGTGTCTTCGTCCGCGCGGTTTGTGACGATATCCTCATTGGAGCCGAAGAAGCGGTAAGCGCTCTTCTCGATTCGCTCCATCTGCGCCGCATCGACCGTGTAACTGTTCGGCGTTATCTGCTGCACGTCTGAAAACAGCTTGTCATATACGGCGATGCCGCCCGCGTTGTCTGCGGAAAGCTGAGCGTTGAACGCCTTGCGCGCCTTCTCTTGGTCGCCCTCGTTGCGGTTCTGGCTGAGCTTGCCGATGAACCGCACCGCCGCGCCCTGATTGATAGCCGACTGCTCGGCTTCGTTCTGCGCGTGCATCAGCTCCAACGTCGGCTGAAGAACGTTCGTGCCGTCGCCGAACAAATCGCTTTGGTACTGGTGGCGCGTCATAACGCCCACGCGCGACCACTCTACAAGCACGCTGTCGCCGGTCGGAAACGTGAGCTTCAGCCAAAGCTCGCCGTCAACGTCGTATGCCTCGCACTGGCTCGGAAGAACGGGGTAATAGCCCGTTATAGTGGTGCCGTCTCCCGCGTCTATCGGGATGATGAGCGCCGTGTCGTTCACCTGAAGAATCGTCCAAACGCGCTTGATGAACTGCGGCGTTGTCATCCAAGGGTTAGGCTGCTGTCGCAGCGCTCGCGCAGCCGTCGGCTGAGCCGTGCCCGATACTTCGGGCTTCAGCTTGCTTGCGTGGTCTGCGCCGCTCTCGATGATGCTGCGCGTAAGCTCGGCTTCGTAAAGACCGCCCTGCCATGTCGTGAACGACGGCGCATAGGCCGTGAACGTGCTGAAGTAGCCGTTGACCGCTTGCATCTGCGGACGGTGGAACACCGCATCGAAGAGCGAGCGCACGAACGGTTGTGATCTGCTCAACTCTAACCTCCTATCATCGCGCGGTAATCGTCCGCAATGTTCTTCATCGCAATGAACGCGTCGCACTCAGCCGCCCAAGCGTCGATGCGGTTGCGCGGGTCTTGGTTCTTCTTGTCCGGCTGAATGTTTCCGTTCACGTCGGTTCGAATGGCGACGTTCGAACGGCACCATTCGGCAATCGGGTTGGCATTGTCCACGATGCGCCCTTCCTTGTAGAGCGCTCGAAGCTCCTTCATCGGCATTGACAGCGTTTGCGCGCCCTGGATGACCTTTTGCAGGTTGTCAGCGCCGAAGTAGTCTTCATAGGCTTCTTGCGTCGGAACGTCGCGCATATGCCATGGGTCGTATCCGCAAGAGACGGCATAGATGCCGTACTTGTCCTGCACCTCTGCCACCCAATCCAGAACGTCGCGCTTGTCCATGATGGGTGTTTCGCACGTGCGCATAAGCCCGCGCGCAATCCACGCGTCGTAAGGCACGCCGTCACGCCCTCCGCGCCGCCCCTCCTTCTCCGCTTGCTCCAATGCGCGCTTCGGAATCCACGCCATATGCAGTGCATAGAAATTGGGGTCGCTGGGTCGCTGCATGAGAAGGCACGCGGCGGTAAGGTCGGTCGTATCCGCCGCGTCAACGCCGAGAACGGCATATGTGAAAGAGCCGTCGCCGGGGTCGAAAGTAGCGTCGTTGTGAATCTCAGACCACGTAAGCCACGCCTGAGACTGGTTCTCAATGAGGTTGAAGTCCTTAACAAGGAGGGTGGGAAGGTATGTCGCATCGTCCTTCGCCTTCGAAACGTTCTGACGAAGAGCCGAAAGCGATTTGATGGTGCCAAGACCGGGGTTCGCCTTGACCCAAGCGCCTTCGTCCTGCCATTCCTCGCGCTCGTCAAGCTCGAAGATGAAGGCGATGAAGCGCTCCGCCTTCTCGCCGGTCGCCTTGCCGTCAAGCCATTTGGTAGCGTACTCGTATTGGGCATCGAAGATGCCGTTTCGCACGAAACCGTTAGTCGTGATCTCCAACACGAGCGGCTGGCGGCGCGCAGACGTGCCCTGCATCGTCAAGTCGTAGAGGTCGCGGTTCTTCATCGCGGCCAGCTCGTCAACGATAGCGCCGGAAATGTCCAGACCGTCTAGGTGGTTCGTGTTGGCGGAGAGCGCCCTGATGGTGCCCATGTTCAGATCACAGTAGAGGTCTGACACGCGCTTTCTTATGTGCTTCGCCAGCGCGGGGCTGGTGAGAACCATGCGCCACGCGTTGTTGAAGCCCTTTGCCGCCTGATCGTGGGCGGTGGCGACGTTGTAGACCTCCGGCGCGCCCTCATCGTCGTTCACGAGCAAGTCAAGCTCTATCGCGGACGCAAGCGCGGTCTTTCCGTTCTTGCGCCCCATAATCCAGAGCACTTCGCGGTACTGCCGCACGCCCTCGGCATCAACGAAGCCGAAAACAACCGACAGGATGGCGCGCTGGAAAAGCTCCAGCTTGAAATCATGCCCCAAGCGCCCGGACGGTAGACGGCAGAAACTCTCGATGAATCTAACGTGCTTCTGCGCGAACTCTTCGCGGTAGTGGTACGGGTATAGCGGGTCGGCGTTGTCCATGTCGCGCAGGACATGGGCGGCAACCTGCTTCATCTTCTCGCACGCTATAATCTCGCCGCTCAGTACGCCGCCGAAGTATTCGCGTATCGCACGCTCGCACGAGCCGCCCTTAGACTTCGCCCTAGCCGTACCGCGTTTCATTGATGAAGTCAATGAGCGCGTCGGCAGCGGCGGTGCCGTTCGGCATCATGTCGGTTAGCTGCTTCACCCCGCGCGAGAACGTGGTGAAAAGCTTGTTGTAAGCGCTGAAGCCGGGGTGCTCGCGCAGCCCGGTTTGCCCGCCGCCGTTGTCGTACTCGGTGAAGATGTCTTCGTAGAGCAGATCGGCGCGGGCATCGTCAAGCTTGACCTTCAGAAAAGCGAGGTTCACCAGAAGCGGCATGACGGTTTTGCGCTTCTCGTCGGGAATAGCGCCCTTGGTGATCTCGCGCAGCTTGCGAAGCTCGCTGTCTACGCGCTTCTCCTTAGCAACTCGCCGCCTTGGCGGGCTATTCCCCGCGACTGCGGGCGAAACTTTCGAAGTATTGCCTACTTTTGCCGTCATCGCAAGACCACCCCCTTTCGAAAATCCGTCACGCGCAAGAAATTACCTCCCGGCGTTGGTCCCCTGCCACCCGCCCTGTGTTTTTGGGATGGGGGGATATTCCGCCGTGTCTAGCTGCGGTTTTGTGTCCCGCTTTTGCGCTTGGTCTGCGTTGTGCTGTGTTTGTGTGCCGTTAATCGAGCGGCACCAGATTGCCGTCACTGTCAAAGCCGAAGCCCTGACGTGTCGCGCCCTGCCTGATCCACCCATGCACTTGCTTGTGGCATCGGTCGCACAGGCTCACGAGGTTATCAGGGTTAGTCGCAATGTCAGGGTCGTTCACGTTCGCAGGGCTTAGCTCCACGATGTGATGCACCATGACCGCCGGGGTGATGTCACCGCGCTTTAGGCAGTGTTGGCATAGGTGCGCGTCTCTGGTGAGCGCAACGTCACGCGCCCGCTCCCATTCCGTGCTGTGGTAGAAGGCGCGACTGAAGTCCTTAGCCATCGCGCCTCCCTTGTGTCAAATGGCGGAGAGCACAGGATTCGAACCTGCGGATGCTTGCGCATCGTCCGGTTAGCAACCGGATGCATTAAGCCGCTCTGCCAACTCTCCGCGTATATCGGAATGTCAGACTCTATATCTGAATTTATGACTCCTATATCGAAGTTCTGATATGTCCAGATATGAGGAAGGCCGCGCAGGTTCCCCCGCACGGCCTTTCATGACAATTCACCATATCGAATCTTAGCAGAACTTGGAAACTGAACGCAACCGACGTTTATCAGGCGTTCTTTATAAAAGCCCATCCGATCGCATCAATATACGCAAAACCTACATCACATAGTTTGCGACACCATTGCTGCGAACTCTGCATAATCTCGGCAATCTCGTCCCACGGCTGGGCTTGCAGATACCCCATGCAGATCGCGTCAGCGTAGCGCGTGCCCTTTAGCTTGGCGAGACCTCCGCGCCCGTCAGTGCCATAGAGAAATTCGCACGCCTCGTCTATCTGCTTGCGAGCATCGGCGATGCGCCGCTCCAATCGCTTCTCAAAGTCGATGCGCTGGATGATGGCGAGCGAAGCGTCTGTGCAGAATCCACCGCCGCCCGAAGGCTGGTAGCTCTGCGCCTTCGCGCCCTCCTTAGCCCTCATGCACTCCAGCATTTCCCGCGCCTGTTCGGTCTTCACCACCTCGGCGCGGATTCCCTCGAAATACTCCTTTGCCTTCATGCGTTTCACCTACTCGATGCCTGTGCTGCCGAAGCCGTCGGTGCCGCGCTCGGTGCCGCTCAGCTCTTCGACCGGGACAAGCTCGCACGGAACATAAGGCATCACGACAAGCTGGCACACGCGCGTGCCCGCCTCGATGGTCACGGTCTCATAGCTGAGGTTGATGAGCGGAGCGCACACCTCGCCGCGATAGCCGCTGTCGATGACGCCGACGCTGTGGGCGAGCGTGATGCCCTGCTTGGATGCAAGTCCGGAGCGCGGGAAAAGCAGTCCGACACAACCGCTGGGAATCTCGATTGACAGGCCGCAGCCGACGATACAGCGCTGCATCGGTTCGAGCGTCACGGTTTCCGTGATGCGAAGATCGAGACCGGCATCACCTTCGTGGGCGTAACGAGGCACCTCCATGCCTTCGGCAACCTTAACGTTGAGCTTTCGTCCGAACATTAGAAGACCTCCTGACTTGTGAGAAACGAAACGCGGTCTGCGGGAACCCAACGCGCCCCGCAGCCGCCATGCATCGAGACGTGGCGGATTGACACCTTTCCGCGATGGCTCATGGCAACGACGCGGTAGCGAGCGCCGTTGTAGAGAACAACGTCATCGAGGGCGAGCGTCCGCCCCTGTTCGTCTCGCGGGTTTGAGCGGGTCACATCATCGGCTTGGGCAAGCAGCTCGCGCAGCTCTTCCACCTCTTTGCTTCGCTTGAAAAGTTCCAACAACATCCTTGCTCCTTAAAACGGAATGTCCTCGTCGTACACGTCTGGCGCCGGTGACGTCGCAATCGGCTGCGCCTGTTCCGCCGGTTGGGCATATGCGTTCTGCTGCTCGCGCTTCACCTGCATCAGCTCGACGTTCTCAACGCGAATCTCCCAACGCTTCAAGTTCTGCCCGTCCTTCTGGTAGGTGTGCGTCCTCACCCTTCCGGAAACGGTTACCTTCACGCCCTTGGTGAGGTACGGCGCGAGCGCTTCGGCGCGCTTGCCGAACATCGAGCAATCGGGCCAATTCGTGTAATCGCCCCAAGTCCCATCGCCGTTAGGCACGCGGTCATTGACGGCAAGAGAGAAAGTCAGGATGGGCGTGCCGCTCTTCGTGTACCTCAGTTCGGAATTGGCTCCGAGATTGCCGGACAGAATGACGTGGTTAATGCTCATAAATCCGCTCCCTTAAAATCCCTTTGATCTCGATGACGTTCGCAGAAATGAATATCAATTGCGCCAAGACAAGCAGCATCATGTCTTTTTCAGCATCGGAGCCGAAAAGAGCGAGCAGCGACAGCAAGCCGCCGCACAGGTAGAAAATGGCGGTCAGCATCCAAGGACCTCCAACAGGGCGGCACGCTGGCGAACGCCAAGACCCTTGATGCGCCGACCATCTGCAATTTGCAAAGCCCTCATAAGTTGCTGAGTCTTTGCATGGCCGTACCCAGGCATGGAGTTGATAACCTGCTTTACGCGCATGTTGGACACTGCTTGGCAGTCGGCGTCGGCGAGCTTTAGCACCTGGCCAAAGGTCATCAGACCAGACTTCAGGTCATTGCGAATAATCGCCCGCTCCCTGCGAACTTTCGAAGCCTTCTCAAGATACTCGCGGCGTTGCTCAGTGGTCAGATTCGGAATCATCATTGCCCCTTTCGAAAGTCACGTACTCGCATCCGTGCACGATGCGAACCGGTGCCGTGTAGTCGCTCAGCGCTTCCTCGACGGTGGAGGTCATAAGCTTGTGCTTGATCCGCATCCACTCGTCATCGTTAACCTCGATTTCCTTCACTTACTCCACCTTTCATAACTCGATAAGTTCCGGTGAGCTTCAGGCTCTTCAGCATGTCCAGAGCGTGCCTCGCCTGAAGCTCTCCGCAGATCCGAATTGATTGCGCGGGAATGTCAATCTGGTACGCGGTCGCTGCCGCATCGCGGTCTTTGTCCCATCGATCCTGCAACGCGTCGAAAGTCCGCATCATTGACGCCTTAAGCTTGTCGCTCACATCGAGATTCGAGACCAGTTCCCGAGCTTCGTCGTGGTTCATGGCACCCCCTTTTCGTGATTGCCTGATAATTACTTCTTATCTGGCGCGGGCTGTCCTAACCCGTGCCGAAAGCGGCGGTTTACCTCGCGTTTCGCCCCCGGTCGCCGCGATGCCCGGAAACGGCGCTTTGGTTCACCTTTGGCACACCTCCTAACCCGCCGCGCGGCGCTTCGCTTCGTTGAAGAGCTGAGCCGCCGCCGCGTCGCGTCCGGGCATCAGGTGGCCGTATATCCGAAGCGTCGTTGCTTCGTCGGCGTGCCCCATTCGCTCGGATAGCGTCTTCAGGTCGCAGCCGTTGGCAATGAGCCATGAAGCGTGCGTGTGCCGCAAGCTGTGAAACGTGATCTCTCTAGGCAGTCCGCACGATTCGCGTATGCGGCTGAAAGCCCGTGAGATTGTCGTTGGGCGCATATAGGAGCCGTTTAGCGTGACCAGTGGCGAATCCGCCCCCAAACGCCCCAGAACGGCGCTCTGAAGCTTCGTGAAGGAATCAATGACCGCTATATCGTCTTGCGTAAGCGCGATGTTGCGGCACTTGCGGCCTTTGGTGACGTTTCGGCGGTATGGCTTCCTGCCCTTGCCCTCAATGACGTTGCCGCCGACGTGGACATAAGACAGGACGCGCTTAACGTCGATGCGATGCACCGCGCAGACCTCGCCAACGCGCATGCCGGTAACGAGCGACAGCCACGAAGCGAAGGCGTAGACGGCAGCGCGGTAATCGGCCTTCGTCTTAACCTCCTTGCCAAGCGCGCCCTCAAGCTTCGAGTTGAAGCCCTCGAAATCCCATTCGGTGATAGCTGCCGCTTCGTGGCGCTCAGGCGAGGGCTTGGCGACGTAGACAAGCGGGTTGGCATCGCAAATGTCAGCGTCCACGAAGTGGTTATAAGCCCCGCGCAAGAAGTTGTGGACGTTGATAACGCTATTGCGGCAAAGCCCCTGCCCGCCCTCATCCTTGCCCATGAGCAAGCGCTGCTCAAAGCGGTTGAAGTCCATAACGCCAAGATCGCGTGCGTTCGCGGTCTTCAGGTACCGTGCGACATAGCGGGTGAACAGCCGGTAGCTCTTCGCGCTGTTCGGGCTTGCGCCGTTGCGCTCGCGCAGTTGCACGTAGTCTTCGAGCAAATCGGTCAAGCGGGCGCTTCTAACCGTTCCGTCAGCCGTCACGTTAGCCGCCCACGTCTCAGCGAGGGTTTGCGCTTCCTCTTCGGTGGCCGCATGCGGAAACCGCTTGTAAGGGCGAATCGCCTTGCCGTCGATGCCGCGCCCAAGGTACAAACGGCACTCAAAAACGCCGTCCGCGCCGCGCTTGACCTTAACGCTCATTTCACGCCCCCGCGATTTCCGCAAGCGACTTGCTCTTCATCTGGCCGCATACGCCTTCAAGCGCGATAAGACGCTCCCAGTAAGCGGGCAAGTAATCGTGTATTGCCTTCAGCTCTCGCATGTTCTTATTGCGGCATAGCCAGCAAGAAGCCCTATCGAGAACGTCATATAGACGCACCCCATGATCGAGCCACTCGTTGCCGCGCTCGTAGCAGAGCGCAAGGCAGTCTGCTTCCGTCATGCCAAAGTCAACAAGCGGAAGAAATTTGAAGCCCTGCCTTTCTCTCGCTATGCGCTTCGTCTCATCTGCCGCTATCCCAACGTATACAATCGCGTTTCGAGCGGTTGCGTATGCGTCTAAGGCGCTCGTCTTCTCGGTGGTGCCCCATCTGCAAGCGCCACCACACCAGCCGTAGCCCGTTTTGTGAACTTCTCCGGTTTTGCGGTTCTTTACTGGCCGACAAAGCATGCTCCACCACATCGGGTTCTTTGGCCGAAGCTCCGTGTATTTGATTCCGTTTCGCGCAAGGACTGGAAGCATCTTGTTTCGTTCGTCATAGATCGCGTCAAACTCCATGCCGGTATCGAAGAACAGCACTTCGTCAAGCGGCATGTTGTTATCAATGAGCTTCCAAAGCATGGCGGTGCTGTCCTTGCCCCACGAAACGGAAGCAATCGAGTAGCCGCCCATGCTACTTGCCAACCTTCACGAACGCGCGCACAACGCAGACAAGCGCGAACACGACGAACGCCGCGAAAGCGATAAGCCCGAATCCAGCGCCGAAAAACACGCCAACCGCGATACTCAAAACGAGCGCCAGAACGGCGAAAAGGGCGATAGCGGCGCATCCGAAAGCGCCCCGCTCGATATCTCTATCTTCCTTCAGCATGTGAAACCTCCTAAAACGAGAGCGCTACAAGCGCGAGAAACACTAGAAACAGCGCGATTTCCAGAAGCGCCCGATAAGCCCAGCAGCAGACGCACCAGAAGGCGGTGACGGTCGCAACCGTGGCAATGGCACAAAGAACGATCTGATAGCGCTTCACTTCTTGCCTTCAATCTCGGCAATCAGGTAGTCAAGGCACTGCTTGCACTTCTGCAAGTCCTGAACCCCTCCCTTGCGCCGCCAGCGCCAGATGTACTTGAATGCTTCAGCCCACCAGTGGGCGGCGATTGGCGGCAATGCATACTGGTCGCCGCTCATCATCGAGCGCATAGCATCCATGCACTCAATCTGGCCGTCGCCCGCGTAATGGTCGGGATGCTCGACGGCGTTACCGCGCGAAAGCTCGCCAAGGCTCTTCGCGCCCTTCGTCTCAATCATTCGTTTCCCCCTCAATCCCCATGTGCTCGGTCATCCAGCGGTAGAAGCCATCGAGAATCGCGCGCTCGTTGCGACTGTCCGCCCATCCGCAGAAACCGATGAACCCGTCTTCGTTGAAGGACACGGCTTCGCGCCCCTCGAAATAGTGACCGTCAATTCTGATGAAGGCGCTCTTGATGCCCTTGCGGCCTTTCGCAAGCGCGACCTTCGGCATGTTCCGGTGGACGGCCGGCAGCTTGTAGCAGATAACGCTCCTACGCTCCCTGTTGTGCTTCATGCACTCGATGCCGATGTAGCAGGACAGCGCAAACACGTCATCGGCGGTCAACTTCTCGTAGGAAAGGCGTTCGGTGAACAGCTTGCGCAAATCGTCTTTGGTGTGCTCCGTCATCGCTTCAGCTCCCTTCTGGACGGCGGTTGTTGAAAACCCTGTGGAAAACTCGTTGAAAGACGCTCGGCGGGCGGTCTGGTTTTCGCGTTTTCGATACGTCCGCAAAAGAAGAAGCAAGAAAAGAAACCTTTCTTGTCAGTCAACCCAACAAGCAAGTTGGGCGGGTTTTGGTTTTGGTTCGAGGAACCAAAACCCGCCCCCTCTTGTTTTATTTTGTTTTGTTTTAGGGTTAGGCGACCTTTTGCGGGTGGGTTTAGCCAACCTAAAACCAGTGGTTTTGCATTGGGTTTTACATTCATGCGTTTACACCTCCTGACCTGCTGAATCGTTGTTCTTGGCGTTTTTGCGCGGTCTTCCACCTTTGCGACCGTTGGCGCGCTGGCGACCGAAGTAGAGCGCGTTTTTGAGCATGCGAAAGTTCGTCAAGAAGCCGTCTTCGTCGCGTTCGAGAAGCCCTATATCCAACAGCTCCGAGACGAAGGATTTGCAATCTGCAATCGCCACGTACTCATCGAACGCGCCCGTCTGGCCGAAGCCGAGAACGCCCGCGAGAATGAGCGCGTCTTCCTCGGTTTCGAAGGCGGCGCGGTGCCCCTTCGTGGCCGCTAGGTACTCGCAGAGCCGCCACCAGCGCCCGTATCCGTCCCAACCGCGACGGTAGATGAGCCGCTGGCATTTAACGTCTTGCGAAGCGTTGGAATCGTGCGAGAAGAAGGCCATAGGCTCTTGCGCAGCGTCCCGCTCTTCCTTGCTTGGCATGGGGAATCACCCCCCCCCCGCTGCATCGTATCCATGCGCCCCACCTACTCCGCAGTCTCGGCGTAGAGGTGCTTGATGTAGACGTGGGCGCTGTCCTGCTTATCCTCGTCATCGGTGATCCAGAACGTCTTGCCGCCGCTGACGAACTCGCGCCCGACAATCACGCCTTCGAGGTACGCGACGGTGATTCCGTCTGCGGGGATGCCCTTCAGCGGTTCAATCTTCTTCATGGTTCTCTCCCTCTTCATCGCTCGAAATGTCGTAGGCAATCGAGCCGCCAACATAGGTGAGCAGCTTGTGCATGTTCTTGACGGCGCTAGGCTCGGGCTTCGCGCCCCTTTCAAGCAGGGTGTCAACCCATGCGAGCGTGCCGCGAATGATCGCGAAAGTGGAAGGCATGTCGATGTCGAGCGCTTCGCCGGTCTTCTGGTTAAGAAGCGTCATGCTTCCGTCTAGCGCGAAGGTGCTTGCGCCGACCTTGGCAATAGTCGCCAGCGCGTCTTTACGCTTCATCTTGGCTCTCCGTTCCGTCAAAGATTGATTTCTTAGTCCAGATGTTCATGTCCGGGTGCCGCTTCAGCAGCCAGCGCGCTATGAGCGGCGTGTGCGTGTTGCAGATGCCGTATGTGTGCGGGTTGCCGGAATCGTCGTAGAACGTCACGGGGTTGAGCTTCACGCCGCCTTCGTAGCGCTGCTTCTCGATAAGGTACTTGGCCGATACGCGGATGCCGCGAGCGTCGATAGCGAGCGCGGTAAGCTCGATTTCCCGCATAGCGTCCGGGTTGAGCTGCACCCACTCTTCGAAAAGCTCCAAATGGTCGCGAGCCTTCAACGGCAGCGGTCGCGGCTTTTTTTTTTTTCCCCCTGCCCCCTCGGGCGGGGGGGGGGGGGGGTTGGGGGGGGTTGGGGGGGCCCCCCCCCCGCCCCCCG